AGTCAGTTGCTGCCCAAACAATGCTCGGCTTTCGTACTGCGGCCCTTTAATGCCGCCACCACCAACATCTACAATTATATCATCAGGAACATCATAGCCTAATCGTTTCAGGTGATTGATGTAGATTTCGTCAACAAGACCTGTGTCTCGGGCTGTGTGTATATCAACAACAAATGGAGACCCACCTTCTGGACTATTTCCCATAATGGCTCTTACGTTCTTACCGTATCCACTATCCAAGAAGTCAGAAATTTTCTGACCAGCTCCACCCTCAATTGTAGAGTTTGTAAGAATATCAATTACGATTTTATTAGCTGATGGAAGACCTTTGCCTTTTAGCTTTTCTTTTGGGACACCGCGTTTAATTTGCTCATAAACAAATAAAACATCATTCAAAGTTTGCTGTGGGCTAGAGTTTTGCTGCCCAGCAAACCAAGCATCCGTAAGTTTTGCAATTTCTTCTGGATCACCATTGGCTTGTTTTTGGAACTCGCCAAAAACAATTTTATACCAAGAAGCAGCTTTGTTAATTTCTTCTGGCGACATTGTCGCTTCAATGCGCTGCCGCCAATCATCAGGCTCAATATTGCCTACAACAATATCTGGCAGGTCTGACCCTTCTGGTGCAGGAATAACAGTTCTAGGGTTTTTAGGTGCGCCAGGATATTGCACTCCTGTCTCTTGCATTTTAGATAACCTGTTCAAATGCAATCGTAAGTTTTCATCACCTTTTTCTTGCGCGATTGGAAGACCGCCTTCAGCTCGAACACCTTCAGATTTAGTTTTAGAAACAAGCTTCCCTAAGCCAGCAAGAACTCTATCTACCCCTGGCCCCACTGGGTTGCTATAGAGCGTTGCGCCTTCTGCATCAATTCGGCCCTGCGCCTCTTCGCCCATGCGAACCAGTGTCGGCTCTAGCGCCTTAGCGCCACGCTTTAGCAGCTTGCCAAACGCATAACCAACGCCTGTGGCCTCGGCAACGCCAGCCGCCATGATTGCCATGCCGATTGCACGACCGCCAACTGTGCCGCCCTCGCCGCGTTGCTGCTGGAACATCCGATAGCCTTCTTGAATGTCCATGATGCCAGCAGTCGCAAAGTCACCAACACCAACCTCGTAACCTGTCGCGCCTGTTCCAAACAGCGCGTTAGAGTAAACCTCTGCATTGCGGAGCAGCTCGCCCTCTCGCGCCTTAACTGTGCGCTCAATCTCATCCGCACCCATGCCCTGCTCTGCCAAGTCCTCGCGCAATCCTTGGACTGCCAGATCAAAGAAGTACGTTGAGACAATGCGTGAGCCTTCCTGTCGTAACGTAGGATCGGCCTGAAACATTGGCTGCCCTGACGCTATGATGTCGCGCACTTCCTGCTCTGACAAAGGCTCTGTGCGCTTCTCAGGCATGGCTGGCTGCACATCTAGACCAGCAGCGCTGATTTGCTCATCAGTGTACCCAGCGGCCCGTAAATCGTCTAAGGTGTACGATCCTTTGATTTCCTGCAATCTCTTTGCTTCTTCAGCCGCCGCTTGCGCAGGTGCTACATCTGACGCGCTAGGCATAGTTGGCTGCGCTGGTGCTTCTGCCATAACCTTTGGCTCTTCTTCGCTGATCTTAACGTATCCACCGCTAGACATTGGTAACAGCACATCGTTTCTGCGCGTTTCTGGATTAAACACGCTTTTCTTATTTTTTTCTGCGTTAATATTTAGCCCAAAATCTACAATCTCTTGGGCCTCCATGTATCGCTCAATCTCAAGGTCTGTGTCGTTTGAAAGTAAATTTGCCATTAGAACCCAAGCCCCTGATCTGCGTATGCTCGTCTTATAACCACTTTAAGGTTTAAAATTTTTCTACCGCTTCTTTGTTCAGATGCATCCAAGCTGTCGTAAATTCTTTGTAATGAGTTAACAGGGTCTTGGATGTTAAATTCATTAAATCGACCTAGAAGAGTTTCTGCGACTGTAGTGCTAACATAATCTTGATATTCTAGCCTCAGCTCATCCGTATATAAATCTTTAAACTCAGCTATTAGTTCGTTTGCTTTGTTCCTAATCTCCAAGCGGGTCATAGGGTCTTGCTCTTCAAACCTTTTTGAAAACTCTTCTTGCAGCTCAAGGTCTGCCCTTTCAAAGGCAATCCTAGATGCATTTGCAAGGTTAGGGTTGTTTTCTTCAGCATCTTTTTCTGTGTAATTAAACGCCCTTTGGAGTAAGCGCACACCAACATTCAAACTAGCGTTTGCTGAATTATTGGCTTTGTCTACTAGGATATTATATTGCCCTACAGTTATTAGAGCCTTAACGCTAGGCTGAGTTAATTCATCTAAATCAAGCATCCCCGCGCCCGCTTTGCCATAAAGCTCGCTATACTTTGTTGCGCTGCTTTCGCCTTCCGCCGCAAAGATGCCTTGAGCAGGGTCATCAATTTGCTCATTCATTTTAGCTTGCTGCTCAGGGCTTGCCCAAAACTGATTGTTAAGCATATCGCGCAATAAAATTTTTGCTTCTGCCCCATTCATGCCGTTTGTTTTTTGTGCGTCAGTCAAATTTTCAAATGCATAGCTTGGCATCAATTGCTGCAATTGCTTAGGCGTAACTTTTGTACCGTCTTGAACTGATATAACAAAATTATACGCTTTTTTGTTTCGCTGGTTCGTTTCTTCTTGCCGCTCAGTCTCCAGCTTTTCTTCAGCATCAAAAAACTTCAACGATGTCGCTAGATTTTCCTGAATAATCTTAACAGCCGTGCCACGCTCAACATTGTACAAAACGTGCAGCGCATACTCGTCATCAATGCCTGCCGCCGCCATTGCCTGCTCAGGTGTCTTTGTCCCAGCCGCAACCTCATCCTGCAAGTCCATCATTGCAAACAACTGCATCGCTTTGTCAGGATCGTTGCTATAGACGTTCTGGATGTATGATGCCGCAATGTCAGCCCTAAGCTGTAGGTTTGCTTTGGTTACGCCTTCAATGCTGTAGCGCCCACCAGCAACACCCCGTGCTTGGTCATTGGCTACAATGTTCATTTCAGTGTTGTACTGATCAATGGTTGTGCCAGGCTGAGATAAATTATAGCGCTTTTTTTCCATGCGTGCTGCAATGGCAGCTTGCTCACGCGCTAAAATCTTTTTATCAATCTCGCCGCGTAATCTAAACCGCGCTGCAATTTCATTTTGTTCAAACGAATATTTCAGTTTGCGCTGCAATGATCTGTTAGACACACTTGAAATTGTAGCATCGCGCAGCTCATCCATAGAGTTTTGCCACAGGTTGTCGCCGTCTAAAACATTGTAAATGTCTTTAGTTTTACTTAGTGTGTATTCGGCTTCGCGCATGCTTTCCTCAATCGCCAACGCTGCCTCATTGAACTGAGCCTCTTGCGATGCCTGCCAACGCGCAGCGGCAAACTTAGTCACACCCTCAAAAGCCGCAAGCATTGGCGCGGCTTTGTCTAACTCGTATTGCGCCTCTGCCCGAGGGCTTCGGCGTACCGTGCCTCTTAGCTCTCGCCCTGGCATTGTCTCTCGGCTTATTGCTTTGCTGCGGTAGACAGGTATTCTCATGATATTCCAAAGTCCCCAGGGTTTTCATAAACAGTTGTAGCAAGATTTGTGAGTGAATTAATCATTGATTGCGCACCTTGCGCTTGAGCTGCCGCCGCTGCCATGCCACCTTCCATGCGTGACATCTCAGCCGCTAGCTCCAAGCCTTCAATCTCGTCATCAATCTGCATATTCTTCATAGAGTTTTCAAACTCAGCAACCTTTTGCTCATAATCAAACTCACGGGCATTTTCACGCAAAACAACAATTGGCGTGCCTTGGCTCATGTCAAAGCCAGCATAACCAAATCCGTTCCGCGCTGTGCCTTGCACCTCGCGCTCAAACGCATCAGCAGCTCTACCTTGAGAAACAAGAAAGTTTGCATTGTATATTGACCTTGATTTTTCTAATAAATCAATGTCGCGCTCAATAATACCCGCGTTAAATTCACCAACCTTTCGCGCGGCTTCGGCAGCTCTGTTAGCTGCGCTACGCGCTTGGCTGCCTTGAATTAAATTCATGCCGCCCGTAAAAAGTGCTAATGGGTTACACATCGATCATACTCACTTATCAAACGTATTCATGCGCGGGAAGAACGCTAGAACAGTTAGAGGCAAAGGCTGCCCTTGTTTTATATATACACGATCATCGTCGTCAAAGCCACCAGTGAACTCAATATCCTTGTCGCCAGTAAACAATGGAATTGCCGTGTCCATATCCATTGAACTGTCGCGGAAGAATATGCGATCAATCTCGCCGCTATCGTTACCCACTTCCGCACCAACTGTTTCAAAGAAACGCAGCGTGATTTGGTGTATGCGCTTAGGTTTACCTTGGCTTGTGCCGTCAGAAGACCCGCTTTCAATTCGTAGCGTTTGCATTTCGCTATCATAACCAAATCCAGCAACAGCGCTTGTTGATGAATAATCTAATGCGATTCCGCCGCTACTAACAGTCTTATCTGGGTGCGTGGCTCCATTCCCCATGACTTGTAATGTTTCACCTTCCAAGTGGTATAAGCCGCTTAGTGATGATGTCGCACTGCCGCTGTATGACAGACCGCTATCCACAAAGAATGCGGCAGTCGTATCTGCCCCAAAGTCAAACACTTTAAGTTGCTCAACATATCTTTTTGTTTGGCTGTTAATTGTACGCTTAACAATCATGTACATTTCATCTTCGCCGCTGTCTGTTGGCAAAGTTGCGATACTTTCAACAACAGCCTGACCGCTGTTAAACTCTCCACCAATTACATGTTTGTGCCACGCAACAACTTTTTCATCCCTGCGGTATGTCATACCCAACAATGTGCCGTCATCCCTAACAGCCCAGACAACACTATCAGGCTCCTGCTGGTAGGCCAATTGTGTAATCCCGCCGTTTGTTATGTGTTCTGCAAGTATGGTCATGTCTGGAGCAGAATAGCCGCCCGTATCTACATCGCCAACAAACTTAAACTCTCTGACCTTGCGCCCGCCCCTTTGTACAAATAAAGTAACATCAGCAACTTGCACTGGCTCAATCAATGCTGATCCGTAATTTGAGTATTTTCGGATTAATGTTGTTGTTGGTGTAACAGGCCCATTATTTGTTGACGTAAGAACATACTCGCCCCCAGATGTGCCAACAGTCAAAACGCGGGTTGCTGATAAAAAACGGATCGCGTTTACTTGATTTGACGCAATCGTATAAACTAGCGCGTCATCATCAGCAGTTCCTGTTGTAAAGTTATCGTAATCGCCGTTTTTACTAAACCAAATAGTTTGCGGATTATTGTTTGTATTTGCAAAAACAAGGCGCTGCTCAAAGAACGAAACAACACTAGGTCTGTTATTCGCCCCAGTAAGAGCAGGGCTTGGCGTTCCAGTGATGGAAAATGTTGCGAATGTCCAAGCATTGTGATCCGTGCGCGATAGTGTGCGTATCTCATATGATGGATGCACAATGTACATTGTGTCAGCAGATTGCGCAAAACGTAAGTCAAACAAATCAGCCTCTGCATATGGCGTAGTAACATTGAAAATTTCTGTTGCTGTACCACCAGATGTATACGCTGTAAGACTTGTTGTATCAATGTCATTGCCATGCAAGTCTTGCAGCGTAAACGTGTTTGTCGTTGAGTTTGCAACAAGGTAGTTTCGCCCATTCAATTCTGTCATGCCGCCAATGCTGTCAACGTAAATTTCATCGCCATCACTAAAACCGTGTGATGTACTGGTTAACACGCCTGGATTAGCTTGCGTTATGGCTGTAATGTTTTTGTCTGTGCCATCTAAAACTTGCAAGCCATTGCGATAAACGCGCATAACCTGATCGCCAAACTCAAGAATATACGTGTCAGTCGTTTTAAATTGAAATGGTATTAAGCGAGTTTTTACCGAGTTATCTTTAACTTGCCCAAGAAACTCAGTACCAGGACGGCGTGTTACACCGCCATGAGGCATGACAACCATGTTAGTTAAATCGGACAAACCCTCGCGGTATTTGTCAATATTAATGCGGCCTTCTAGTCTTGGACTGATCTCACCCGCTGTAAATGAGCTAAACGCTGGTGCAGAACGTGCCATTTAGAACCTACTTTCAATAAAGTCACTTGCCTCTAGGCGCTGGGTTGCACCCTCTGTTGCATCATTAAATCGAGCCTCGGTGATTTTGGCCTCATACAACGATGTCTGGATTTGTACCATAGTTGTAGACCCAGTAATTGCATAACATATCTCAGCAGCTAATCGCGCTGATATTGCCTCAACTAAACTTGCGTCATACTGCTGCGGATCAGTGACACGCCCGATATATTTGATCTTGGCAATACCTTCATCAGTTAAAAGCTTGCGCCCCTCAATTACATAAACAGGCCCATTAGTATTACTGGTCATGTTGTCTTGTGGATAAGACAGCGTGCCGTTTGTAAACTCTAAAACGCGCAAGCAGAATGGATTTGTTGGCAGCGCGTATTGATACGCATAACCAAATGCAGGCGCATCTGTTTCCTGCGCTAGCTCTGCTCTGTGAACTAAGCAGTTCCAAGGATGTGCGCGGAACACTGCATCTCGAACAGCATCGTATCTTTGATTGACAATTCGTGCCGCCTTACTGTTTTCATCTAGCGAGGAAATGTTAGACGCGCCTAAATTGTTTAGCGCAAAATTTGCAATATCAACGGTACTTGGCATCCGCTATCTCCATGTAAAAGAGGGGGCGGTTTCCCGCCCCGCCCTAATTAGTCAACCACATACATGATCGTCAGTTCAATAGTACCAGTGCCAGCAGCACCGCC